GTAAAAACCATATTCTTAAAAATATGTTATATATGGTAGAAATTTATGAACCACATATAATATATTTACAATCGTTATTCGGTAAAGAATCAAATATCATTAAACAATCCTTTCTCTCCATTAATGAATATAATATTCATAAATTTGATCTTATAATAGGTAATCCACCATATAATATAAATGGTGGAATAAAAACTCCAACTAATTCAAAAATTAAAAAAACAGATGATGGTAAAGCAATATATGTAGAATTTATAAATAAAAGTTTAAAATTATTAAATAAAAAAGGATTTTTAAATTTAATTATACCTTCACTCTGGTTAAAACCAGATAAAGCAGGTCTATATAATACCTTAACCACCTTAAAAATTCATAAATTAAATTGTTTATCTACATCTGATAGCTGTAAAGCATTTAATTATGAAGCTCAAACCCCCACATGTTTTTTTTTAATTGAAAATATAGAATTGACAAAGACAGAAACCTTTTCTATAGAAATATATGACAGAATCGAAAATAAATATATAGATTATCAATTAAAAATAAATTATCCTATTCCAATAAATGGAATACAAATAATTAATAAACTTAATCATTATTTAGATTTATATGGAACTATCAACTATATTAAAACCAGCACTACTCCACAAAAAATGATTATTAAAGATATAAGCGGAGATAATTTATATATTAACATTAAAACCTGTTTATTAAACAAATTAACACCAAATATAGTTTATAATTATTCAAATATAAAATCAAAATATTCAAATAATAAACCAAAATTAATTATGGCTAATAAAATGTATGGAATTCCATTCTTTGATAAAAAAGGTAATTATGGTATATCAACAAGAGATAATTACTTAATTCAAGATTATTCTCTCACAGAATTACAAGATATACAATTATTTCTTTCAACTAAATTCGCCCTATTTATTTTTTCAATATGTAATTATCGTATGAGATATCTTGAAAAATACGCTTTCAGTTTTATTCCTGATATAACAAAAATATTAGATTTTCCAAAATTATTAAATGTAGATCGAGAGAAAAGAGATGAATTAATTGCTAACTTTTTTAATCTTTCAAATAAAGAAAAAGAATTTATTGAAAAAAGTTTTAAGGACTACCAATTTTTTATTTAATAAGAATTAGCTTATTTTTATTTCTTCAATAGCTTCTTGTGTTAATTCAACTATAATTCTATTACCAGAATCAATATAATATTGTTCTATAATACCTTTATATTTTGTTATAGCATGTTGTATATATTTTATATTTCCTGTTTCAATTGATAAATCCATACAATAGATAAAATCTTCTTCATTTGTATAGTCACCATGTTCCATTAGAAATAAAATTGATATAAAATATAAATAATAAAATTTATATCAATTTTAAAATAGATTAAAAAAAACTCATTAAATACTATTATATAAAATAATCTAATAATGTTTATTAATAATTTAAAAAATATTATACAACCAGTTACACTATATGGACATAGAATTATGAGTAAAAAAAATATGTCTATGTATTCAAATTTATTTCATAATTTAGCCATAGAAGAAGATGATGATTTAGATTATGAAATAGAATATGAATATAATAAAAAAAAGAAAAATATATATGAAATTAAAAAACAACATTATTCATCAATTCAATTAAAATATAGATTAAATGAATGCACTGGTGGATTATGCCATAAATGTAAAGGAAATGGTTATGTTATAAATGAACCAATAATGATATTAGGAATAATAAATATTAATACTTGTAATGAATGTAATGGAACAGGATTTATTTAATAATCTATATATCAATATTATTTTCAGAAACATTAACAGCTTCAATTGCGTCAAATGATTTATTACTATATTTATATTTTTTTTGAATATCATCATTTGAAAAATAATGATTCTCTATATAATCCATCAAATTATGAAAAATATTATGTTTTTTTATAAAACTTAAATAATAAGTATAATTATCTATTATAAGATTACTCTCATCAACATAATTTTTTACTGGTATATACTTATTAATATACTGTTTAAATAAAGTTAATGAAATAAAAATTTCAAATAAATTATGATATAGTTTATATTTATATCTATTCAAAAAATTAACAATTGCTAATATATTCTTATCGTTTACTAATTGTTTATTAAAATCAAGATTAAAATAATTATAAAAATTATTTTTAAATGTATCAAAATCTACATCTACATTAATAACATATTCATAAAGTATTTTTATTAATTCATCTATATTATCTGTATCTGTATAAGTTAATAAATCCATATACAATTTTTTCATATCATTTTTTATAACATAACCAAAATCATAAATTACTATTTTATAAATATCATCATCTTTTACAATTTTCCAATTAGAATCATGTAAATCAGAATGAAAATAATCTAATGTAATATAATTATCTTTTATAAATAAATTTAATAACATTATTATTTTTTGTTTTTCAAAAAATGATATATCAAATTCATCTATATTTTTACCATTATGAAAATCCATAATTAAAATATTTTTTGATGAAATAATCGGTCTTGGAACAACTATAAATTCATTATCACTATAAGTTTTATAAAAATAAGATAAATTATTATATTCAGTTATCATATTAGTTTGATTTTTTAAACTTTCAAAAAAATTATCAAATACAAAAATACTATCATATTTATTTAAAAATGATATATTAGATACAATATAAATATACAATTTTATAAAATAAATAGGAAATATTACCTGATATTTGATCTGTGGATGAACTACTTTAATAGCTATATCTTTTGATGAATTTTTAAATTTACCTTTATATACTTGCGCTATTGAACCAGATTTAATTGGATAATCAAAATCTATATCTATTACATTTTCTAATTCTTCATCAAAATCCTCTAAAAATTTTTTTTTTGTATAATTAAAATTATGAATATAACATGATTCATAATATGTTGAAAATAATTTATTTATATATTCATAATCCTTTTCTATAATTAATGAAGTATTTGTATGCATCCATTGAACAAATTTTATTAATATACATCCATTTAAATTTATACTATTATGTAATAAATATACTAATGTTTGATTAAAATAACCAAATACTTTATAAAATAAAAAATTATTAGAAAATATAACCAAAAAGTATATAAAATAAAAAAAATATTTAGTATAAATTAAATAATCTATTAAATGTAACTTTCTATGTAACATAATAATATGTAATATTATTAATAATTTAATTATTATTAAGTTATAACTTAATAATAATATTAAAATTATTATTATAATTAATAAAATGACCGAAAATAATGAAGAAATATTAACAAAAGAAATAAAAGAGATAATAAAAGATTACATTAAAGAAAAATACGAAGAACATTTAAATAATGAAAAAATTTTGTTAATAAAAGAAAAAAATATACCTACTGTTATTAAAAATCTATATGATAATAATATTAAATCTTTAAAATCACTTATTCGCAACAAATTAAAAGAAAAATATAAACAAACTTATAGTTCTGCTATTACAGAACAAATTATATTAGAAATCTTTCATGATAAAGATATAAATATCAATAAATTAATAAAAGAAATAGAATTTATTCAAACTAAAAATCTTAAAAATATAGATTTACCCATAATAAATAATAGTTTAAACTTAAATATCAGCATGGTTGATAATTATATCATAATTAACTCTATTAAACAAATAAATGAAGAATATAGCGTAATCTATAAAGAATTATTGAATTATAAATTTATTTACTCTATTAATGATAAAATATTAGAAGAATATGATAATAATCAAAAAATTAATATAATAAAAGAAGAAATAAAAGAAAAAGATACAGTCAATATTACTTTGTATTATTTAAAAAATAATTAACATCAACATCAATCTTGTATTAATTTTGAATTCTCTATTTTTACTTCTAATGTAAAAGTAAAATCTTCATCCATATCTTCATTTATTATATTTCCATAATAATCTATTATTTTTATACTGAAATTATAAAAATTTATTAATCCATCATATTCTCTAACATCATCAAATCTATCATTATTTTCAGAAAATATTTGATTTATATAATAATTATTTGATTTATTACCTAAATTACTATTTATCTTAGCTAATATCTTATGAGTACTCATATTATTATTTAAAAATAATTTATGTGTCTCAATTATATTTGATTGATATTCATCAAAACAAAAAAATAATTCATTATTACCTATATTTGAAAATGTAAATGGTGATAAAATTTTATTATTATTTAATCTCATATTTGAAATATCATCTATTGAAGTATAATAAGTAGAAGATTTAAAACTATCAAAACCTAAAACATTTGCTAATGAATAATATTGTGTATAATTAGTTTTAAAATCTACACTAAAATAATTAAATGAAGCATCACCACCATTAACATTAACACTATCTAAATAATTATTTGATAATTCAAAAGTTATTCTTCTAGTATTCTTATTTATAGAAAAATTTATGTTTTTCATAAAATCTCCCGCACTATAATTTGAAGATTGATCAAAATAATTCATATTTAAATAATTTTCTAATTCAATTGGATCTTCATAATAACCATTTTCAATTGTTATTACATTTGAAAAATCACAACTTATAACATCATCTTTTTTTATAAATTTTTTTATTATAAATTTATTATTTAATTTTGTTTCTGATATCAAATAAGGTTTTTTTATATTTATTGATGCTAATTTCACTTGACTTATAAAATTTATAGGTGATGATAAATTAAAATTACTATTCGTTTTAGGTGTTAATGTCGTTAAAATAGGATTATTTTTTGCCCGAAATAAAGTATTAAAATGTAAATAATTATATGTTTTATAATTTTTTATAATAGCCTTATTTTTTTTTATTAAATCATAAATATTATAACTTTGTGTTTCACCTTTATCTTCTAACATTCTAATAGCTTTTTTTTCTTCTTCTTCTTCTGACTCTTCTGAACTGGAATTATTATTTATATTTTGCATCGTTTCAATATTACTTCCAAAATTAAAAATATTATCATCATTCTCTTCCTCTTCATTTTCATTAAAACTTTCCAATAATTTATTCTTTACATTTAAAAAAAAATTTTGTAATTCTATATCCTTACTAAAATATGTTTCATTTAAATTTTCCACTTTATTTATTACATCATCTTTACTATAATTCAAATCTAATTTTAATAACTTTTCCAATTCTTGTATATTATAATTATCAATATTAGTATTCATATTATATAATAATTATAAATTTATTTATGTTCTTTTGAACTATATAATTCTTTTAAAAATTTCACATAATTAAACTCAACATTTTTTTTTATTTTATTAGGAATATTTTGAATACCCTGCCCCCTTTTCATATGACCTTTTGTTTTAAATAGTAACAATTCTAAATTTTTTATTATTCTTTTTTCATCTTTATTTAAATCATCTTTATCAATTCTATTATTTGATTTATAAATATATCTATTATAATTATTATCATTATAAATATAATGGCACCGTTTTGTATTAGGTAATGGGGCTAATTTATTTTTTATTACTCCAAAACCTTCTATAATATTTTTACTATTATTCATTTCAATAACTATAATATTTGTTGATGGTAAAATTTTTTCGGTTATTTTTACTGGTGCTCCATAAATACATTTTATCTTATTTTCAATTCTATAAGATTGATTTTGTTTAAATGTTTCATTATTAAATCTTGTAACACATATTTGCACACGCGAATTTTCTACATTATTATTCATTATTTCAACAATAATAATGTATTAAATTTTTATATCAATTTTTATTTAATTCAAATTTTTAGTATGTTGAAAGTGTAGCGGATTCTCTAACATCAACACTTATCGCGTTTTCTAATTCTTCAGCTGGGTCTTTGTATACTTTAATTAAAAATTTGTCTTCCGCAATATCAGGTATCGCCTGATCTGGGTCTGTGAATT